CACGAATGTCAGAAATCAAATGAACATTGCACTCGAAAAAAAGAAAACGAAGATGGAAACACCGATTGCTGAATACAACGAGCCAATTGATTGGAAGGAGATGTTTACAACAGATATCCAACGATGGAAGGACAACCAACGGACAACGGTAATGATTCTTGCGCCTAACTTCATTGCGAAATTTTACGAACTCGAAGCTATTAACGATGACTGCTGGACTGATGAGCAATGGAAGCAATGGAAGTTCGCTGCACGATTCCAAGTTATCGAAGATTTGCATCTAACCAAAACACGATTGGAACGGATGAACAAGGATGAAAAACTATCGTTTAACCAATCAGTTCAAAAAGAATTGATGCGGAGGTTGTATGCGGATATCATGGACAGCACGATTTTACAGCAACGAATAATTGATAAGTTATGAAAACTTATAATGTCCGATTTGAATTGTATGGGAAAAAATATCACATAAAAAAACAATGTGATAATGAAAACCTATTGAAGCAATTGATAAGAATGGATATTCTATTCACGCAGATTAATGAAATACCATCAGAAAAATGAAACACGGTTCATTATTCAGCGGAATCGGTGGCTTTGATTTAGCTGCCGAATGGATGGGATGGGAAAACATTTTTCACTGCGAATGGATGCCATTTCCACGACAAGTATTACATTATCATTTTCCAAAATCATTAAGTTATGAAGACATCACAAAAACAGATTTCACTATTCACAGAGGATCAATTGACATCCTTACCGGGGGATTCCCCTGCCAACCATATTCAAGCGCAGGAAAACGACTTGGGAAAGAGGACGAGCGACACCTCTGGCCGCATATGCTTAGAGCAATTCAAGAGATTGAGCCAACCTTCGTCGTGGGGGAAAATGTTCGTGGACTTACTAATTGGAACGGGGGAGTGGTCTTCGAAGAAGTGTGCGCTCAATTGGAAGATTGTGGGTACCAAGTACAACCGATATTATTGCCAGCTTGTGCCGTCGGTGCGCCACACCGAAGAGATCGAATATGGTTCGTTGCTACCAACACCGACAACCTTCGACAGCACCAATGCGAGTGCAACAATGAAGTCAACACAAGTGAAGGAGGGGAGTATGCACTCAATGACATTACCAAGAATGCTGAATATGGGGTTGCTACCTACTCCAAATGCATTAAAGTCTGGAATGATGTATTCAATGCACGAAATGGGCGGATCAAAAAATTGGACAAGAAAATATGCTGGAATGAATTTCCGACTCAACACCCCATTTGTGGCGGAGATGATGGGCTTCCCACCCAATTGGACGGAATTACCTTTTCTAAATGGAGACAAGAATCAATCAAAGGATATGGAAATGCAATAGTTCCGCAAGTTGCTTATGAGATTTTTAAAGTAATTCAAACAATGCACGATGCAATACCACGCGAAACAAATTGAAGCACTTGAGCAGCTATCCATTGACAACGATTGTAGGCAGTTGTTGTACGGTGGAAGTGCTGGTAGTGGAAAATCTTTTTTAGGTTGTGATTGGCAAATTAAACGGAGGTTGAAATATCCCGGAACACGCGGATTAATCGGTAGGTCTGAACTTAAAAAACTGCGCCTATCAACAATGGCTACCTTCTTTGAGTTATGTTCTATGTATGGGTTGAATCCTGATAAGCATTGGACATATAACGGCCAAGACCACGTGATTAAATTCTATAATGGAAGTCAAATAATCTTAATGGATTTAGCGGATTTACCAAGCGATCCAGAGTTCCAAAGATTTGGTTCTATCGAATTAACGGATGCCTTCGTTGATGAAGCTGGAGAGGTTAGCCAAAAATGTATCGACATCCTCTCATCGCGATTGCGTTATAAGCTAATCAACGATAAACCGAAACTACTCATGACTTGCAATCCGCACAAAGGATGGTTATACAATGAATTCTTTGATGCTCAAAGGAATGGAACGATAAGAAAAGATAGGCGATTTATACAGGCATTGCCAACGGATAACCCACACGTTTCAGAGGTCTATCTCGAATCGTTGCAAATGCTGCCAATCATTGACCGCAAAAGGTTGCTCGAAGGAGATTGGGACTACGATGAAACAAAGGATAGGATTTACGAATACGATGATTTGCTGCGATGTTTTAGAATGCCATCAACAATTAGCCAAGATAAATTCATTACTGCGGATATTGCACGGATGGGCAACGATAGAACGGTAATTGTGTTGTGGAATGGATTACACGCTGAAAAGTTTATTGTGTTAAAACACAAACCAATTAATGAGGTGGTTGATACCATTCGCCAGTTGTCCGAATCCAATGGTGTTCGTTTGTCAAATGTATTGGTTGATGAAGATGGCATTGGCGGTGGAGTAGTTGACTTTATGAAATGCAAAGGGTTTTTGAATGGATCAAAATCAGTTCGCGACAATTACATGAATTTAAAATCAGATTGTTATTTTAAGTTAGGTGAACTGATAACGACCAATGCGATTACTTTTGAATCAACGCATAAAGATACCATTGTAAAAGAACTCGAAATGATACGCAGGGAAAAAATTGATAGCGATGGAAAGCTGCGTGTTACCAATAAAGAAACATTGCAGAAGAAATACGGCATATCTCCCGACTTTGCAGACGCTATAATGATGCGCGCGTTCTACGAATTAAAAAAGAATTTTGGCAAATATGCCTTTGGTTAAATAAATTTAATATATTTGAAATCTAAAACAAAACAAAATGAAACTAAATGAAATGATTAAACTGGAAGCCGAATACTACGCAGCATTCGGTGGAGATGGAATGAGCGGAGAATCTTATTTTGCCTTTATGGCAGGTGCTAAATATGCACTCAAATTAATTGCTCAAGAGATCAATGATGAACTATAAATGGACAGCAAATTCAATTTAGTGTCAATAATTGGAATTGCATATACGCTGTTAGGCATAGTACGGTAAATTATGACAAAACTTAGTAATATTAGAGAACTCGGTAGGTATAAAAATACCGAAACAGGAAATGAATACAATGTCAACAAAGGTACGAATAAGCAACGAGGAACTGATTTGATATTTTACTTATACAGAGGTAAAAGGCAATTCATTTCCGATAGGGATTTTTACTCTATCTATAAAAAGGTACAGTAGTATTGTGCCTAACATCAGAATAGACGCAACTATTATAAACAAACTCTTTTGATAATCAAAAAACAAAAAATATGAGCGACAAAAAACAGACAGCATTAAAATGGCTATTAGAACAATGGCCTATTCTTGAATCACAGCTACCAAAAGCGATTATTAATCAAGCACTACAAATGGAACGTGAGCATATTGTTCATGCATTTTTAGAAGGAACAAAAATGATTGATATTAATAATGAATTGAGCGCAAGATTTAACGCTTGTGTTTATTACATCGAAATATACGGAGGTCAAGATGAGTAAACTAACAGCAGTTCAATGGTTCTATGATAAAATTAAAAGCCACTTTGATCATGATGGCGACTTATTGGAAACATTAACATTTACAATGGCAATAGCAAAAGAAATGGAACGAAAGCAAATTATTGATGCGTGGAATGATGGCGATTACGCTTACTTTTACAGCATTGAAGGTAAAGAATTTGAAGATGGGGATGAATATTATGAAGAAAAATTTGGAGGTAAAGATGAAAAATGAAATAACAAAAGACGAATTAGAAAAGGTCAAGGTGTTGAATCTGTTAATGTGGTTACAAGCGTCTATCTATGCAGGTGATGAATGCGAACCAATTAAATGGTTCTATAACCACCAAACGAAGATGTTATTGAAACGACTCAACGACAGCATCCAGCGCGAACATGGAAAAACAATCACTGCATTGTGGAATGCAGATGGCGCAATACTGCCAGACATCACTCAACAGATTGATGATTTCACTTATGAGATGTCAACCTATGGCTATTGGATGCTTCCCGAATTAACCGAATTTATCCGTAAACAAAAAAAAACACAACCTAAAATTGAAATAAAATGAATATAACACATGACTTTGATAACTTACAAAGTGAAACCTACAAAGAAGTAATAACCGATCTCATTGCGCGTGAAAAGATGGGACGAATGAAGTACGGTGTAACGGTTGATAAAGCAAATTTAAGCGAACAAGAATGGTTAAACCATGCGTATGAGGAAGCGTTGGATTTTGCTATCTACTTAAAACGTATAATGTCGTTAAAAAGATAGCGTTCAACCCAACAGAATAAAGAGTGGCTTTGCGCCACTTTTTTTTTCGTTTTAATTCCTCACTTAATCCCTCGTTTAATCCCTTATTAATGTCCTTTATATCCCTCAATTCGCACTCAATTTGTGCGATATATGACACATTAAGCTCATTTATCTTGGTTAGCGCCTGATTTTCTTGACTTAACTTTTGATTGTCTACATTCAGATAATACATCTTGTTGACTGCCAACAATACCAATCGCCTTTCCTCACTCAAAGAATCCAGCACGTTCACTCTGGATGAGTTTCTGTATTGCCTTTGTGTATGCGCTATCAATGGCAATAGAATCATAAAGGTAAATAGTATCAACTTGCTTTTCATAAATCGTTCTTAATTTAATTCGTTCCTTTTGTATTGTGTCAATTCTTGCTTTTAACACAATAATCGTATCGGAGTAGGTTACAATTTGTAACCGATTGGAATTGCATGAATTTTTCCCCACAATGAATGCAATTATCAACCCAATTGCAAACGCAATGTATTTAATAAATTGCTCCTTCATGTATGCGGTAGTTTTTAACGTGAAATGCTTTGTTAATTCCTCGCGTAATTATCGCGAAACCATGATTGTATTTTGAGTATGGATTATAATCCGGGCTTAACTCTGATAAACAACCGACACCCCAACAGGTTATCACCTTTCCATTTACATCGCGTTCAGTATGTTCCGCAGTTTGGTGATGATGGCCGCACATCGCATTCGCTTTTGTCTTTAAAAATAACCCACGCGCCACGTTTACAGATGGTAAAAATTGCTTTCCAAATTCGTGGCCGTGAAATATCGACAATCCCCCAATGTTTAATTTGCTCTTTCCATCTAACCATTTGATGTTATGCTTATCGCAATGGGTTAGCGTTGGAAAATCAAACGCATCAATATCGAATAGTTCTGGTGCTTTCACACGCATATAACGCCAGTATCTTTCTTCATGGTTTCCTTCTTTGTAAACTATCTCCGCGTTTGGAAATTGCCCTCTCAACTCACTCAAAAAACTGCGCATTGCATACAACTCATCTTTGAATTTTCTTTTCTTGGGATCCTTTACAAAATCACTAATCATATGGCAGTCGAGCGCATCCCCATTCAACACAACTGTATCAACACCTTCATCAATGCCTGTTTGAATTGCAACACTCAACGCATCGATGTCGTGGTAGGGGATGTGTATATCGGATAAGATTAAAACCTTTTGACCTTTAATATCAAAATGCTTTCTTCCTTTCGCATACGACTTCGGTAAATTGAATGGAGTGCGTGACCTTTCTTTTTCCATTACAAATTCTCTTTTACTACCCAAATCTTTTCTGCTTTTCACTCCATGTTTTCCTTCAATATAGCGCAGTATTGAACG